CGCACGGCGACATCCTCGAGCTCGCAAAGCGACTTGCGGGCGGTCGCTGAAACGCGATAGGATTGCGACATAGCGGACCACCCCGACACCGGGAGTCTGCGAACCCCGGCAGTGCGCAACGCATGACGCCTTAGAAATCGTCAACCATGCACAAACGGAGGGTTCGCTATGGCGCCCCCAAGTTCAGTTCTCAGCACTACGCTGCAGTTGCTTCGCGACAAGCTTGTCGACAACTCGTACCTTGCTCATCCCCTGTTCCGCGCAATCGAACAGAGCGGCAACCTGGTCCGCGTCTCTGGCGGTAGCCGAGTCGAGCAACCCGTAATTTTCGGGGAGACCACTCAACTGACCGAGCTGACCAATGGTTTCGAACCGGTATCTATGGCCGTTTCTGACCCCTTTAACGTTGCGAAATACGAATATAGCAACTTTACACAGCCTATTATCCTTAGCGCTGTTGAAGAGCTTGCTAACAAGGGCGAAACCGCCGTTGTTAGCATTCTCGAAGCCAAGATGAACAACGTTATGCTCGGCCTTCGCAAAGCCGTGTCTCAGCGCGTGTTCACCGGCGGTACGACCCTGTCGAGCCTTCAGACCTTGAACGGTATGGGGACCGCGACTGTCGCCGCCGAGACTACCGGCTGGTTCGAAGCGGCCGCGCCGGCTTCGCAGACGAACACCGTCGGCGGTCTCTCGAAGACTACCTTCCGCTCCGAGAACTGGTTCAACCAGGTTCAAGACGCAGCCGGTACCCTGTCGCTCGAAGACCTTGACGAGCTGTTCATCAACTGCCAGATTCGCAACCCGGCCGGCATCTTCCCCGACCTTCTGTTCATGTCGCCGAAGTGCTTCGCAGCATTCCAGGCCCTCCAGCAGTCCAGCGTCAACTACGTCAGCGCATCCGACCGCGACTCGCTTGACCGCGACATGGTTGCGATGTGGCGCGGCGCGAAGATTTTCGTAGAGCCTACGCTTGGCTTCAACAACGCCGCCGGCAACGCTGTTTCCGCGTACGCGCTGTCTTCTGGTCAGTTCCAGTTGTACGCCGACACCGACGCGTTCTTCACCGTGTCCGACATGCTGCCGGTCCCTGGTACCGCTACCAAGGCCGCACAGGTCATCTCTCGAATCCAGCTTTGCACCGGGCATCTCGCCTCGCATGGCGTTCTTCTTCGCGCGGAGAGCTGAAATGCCTACCTCTACTCTCATTCAGTTCCTTGGAGAAGGCGCGGGTACCGACACGTCGGCCCGTCGTCAGGTTGCGACCTTCATCGCGGCCGAAGCCATCGCGGCAAACGACGCGGTTTCGCTCGACCTGGCGCAAGCCATCGACGGCGACAAGGCCCTCAAGGTCATGAAGGCCGACACCGGTACCGCTACCGACAAGTGCTTCGTTGGCGTCGCCCTCGAGGCCGCTGCGGTCGGCGCCCGGATTGACGTGTGCATTGCGGGTATCTGCGAAGCCAACGTCGCCGGCACAACCGCTGCGGGTAGCGTTCTGCAGATTGGCAGTACCGCCGGTCAGCTCGACGTGCGGACCACCGCCGTTAACGAAGGCGGTGCTGCGACGTTCAACCTGTTCCCCGTGTGCGGCATCGCCGCTCATGCGGATGTCGGCAACGTCGCGACTATCTTCGTGTTNAAGCAGTTCTGATTTCGAAGCCTTCGGGCTTCGGGGCGGCCGGTCTCTTGCCCTATCGGCCGCCCCATCTNCTCACGGGCNNCGGGTGACGTATGAACCTTGCCGACCTGCGCGCGTTCATGGGTAATCTTCTCGATTACGACCCGACGAACGTCACCTATGAAAACCAAATGACCGACCTGTTGAACGATGCGCAGACGCGTATTCTGACTGACAGGCCGTGGTCGTTTTCTATCGTCGAAGAGGATGTCGAGGTACGAACCGACGTCGCCGTGTCGGTCGGGTGCACGAACGGGTCAAGTCAAGTGACCGGCACCGGGTTCCCGTTGTCGGCGAATCTCGTGCGGCCCGGTTCGACCTTCGACGGCGGCACCGTCAAGATTGACGGCCGCGACTATGAGGTTGCGTACGTCGCGAGCTCGACCGTACTGCACTTGACGACGCAGTTCGTCGGCGCGTCGGCGACCTACGCGACCAGTATTCGGCAACGGCAAGTCTACATGCCGTCCGATACGATGACGGTCGAAGGCGTGCTCGACATGACGGACGCGCTACCGCGAACACAGGTACAACTGTCGAAGTGGACGCGCGACGATGTGCAACTCGACCCCGACCAGCTTGGAACGCCGACGGCCTTCATGCCGTCGCGCTCGAGGCGAGTACCGGCACCGCGTGCCGTCACCGGGGTAACGCTCGCGACACCGGGCGCCGGCCGGGGTGGTCGCACCCTTCAGGTCTATATGTGCAACGTGCGTGCGCCTGGTGCCGCTTCACCGGTCGAGTACCCCGCGCAGTTCTCGGGCGGCTTCGAGTCGCAGTTGTCGCCGCCGACGACGTTCATTCTCGGCGATACACAAGAGCTGTCGCTCGTGCCCGAGACCTTGAACAATCGAACCGGCCTGTATCGGCGGTATTACTTCACGTGTACGGAGCTCGGCATCGATGCACCGGTTCGGCTCGCCGACAATAGCTCGAAGGTCGACACCGTCTCGCCGGCCGGCACCGTCACCTTGTCACCCGACACCCGCTTGTCGGTCCTGCAGAGCCAGAATTTCGCGGAGTCTGCCGTGCGGTACCGCACGACCGGCGGCGTGTACCAGGCCTTCGAGCTGTACCCGCACCCGTCGGGCAATACCGAAATGCACTTGCGTCGACTCATGGCGCCGCAAGACATGCAAGAGGACCACGACGTCCCGCTCGTGCCGCAGGCCTACGCGCAGATTATCGCCTACGCCGCCCTTGAGCAGTTGTGTCTGAAGCACGACAACCTCGCACTCGCGCAAGTCTACGCACGCAAGAAGGTCGGCCTGTATCAAGCGATGGAAGCGCGGTACCTCAAGGGCGTACCGAGACGCATCATTAAGGGCGAGCGGTTCACGAACGCGCGGTACTACCCGAACCCTTTCGGGCCGTTGACCTTCACGCCATAGGGGCAACATGCGCGGCACGACGCTACAGACGCCGACAGCCGGCGGCACCGAGACCAGGCTACCGGGCAACCCGCAAAACGCGCAGGTTCTCGAAAACTGGACAATGGACCCCGTCACGGGCGGCTGGTCTTCGCGTATCGGGTACGAGCGCCACAACCCCGACCCGGCCGCCGGCTTCGGGCCGTTCGCGAACACCGGCCCGGTCTACTCACTGCACGTCGCGCAACATTTGGCGCAAGGCGCTCGACAGCTCATCATGTTCGAGAGCGACGCAAAGCTCCAATGCGTGTACGACGTTGCCGGCGTCTCGCAAGTCCTGACGCTACAAGCCGACCGCCATATCCCGACGGCGACCGAAGCCGGTAGCTGGTACACCGACATCGGCGACCGCACCATTGTGACGAACGGGGTCGACCGGCCCGTCATCGTGCAACCATGGCCTCTCGGCGATGCGGTCGAAGTGGCTTCGACGGCGAGCTCGACGGTACGGGCGCTCGGCTTCGCCGGTCCGCCGGCGCCGATTCAGACTCGAAACAACGAGCCGATGAGCCCCGGCACGCAGTCGCAACGCACCGCGTCGGGCGGCCGTACGTCTATTTGGTGTCCCTTTTCGGCAACGGTACCGGGTGAAGGCGCGGGTATCTGGGGAATGGGGTTCCCGCGCGGCGAGAGCAACGAAGACATGCAATCGCTCTTCAATTGGTCGGTCGCGTTCGTGACCGACACGGGTTCCGAATCGCCGCTCGCGCCCGTGTCGACGTTGTCGTGGGTCATGCCTGAAACCGCTCGAGGCTTCCGCGCGGCGATTATCCTTCAGGTACCAACCGGGCCGCCTGGTACGGTCGGTCGAGTGCTGTACCGCACCCGCAACTACTCCGACGACTACGTGTACCAGGGCGATAACCGCCTCTTTGAGGTTGGCCGCATCTACAATAACTGCGACGACATGTACATCGATGCGGCACTCGGTTCGGACCTTGCCGTACCCGCGCCGACAGTACCGACTGTCGGGTTGCCCGCGCCCCGGGCACGCTTCTCGGCGTTCTGGGCCGGGTCGTTGTGGCTCGACGGCGGCATCGCAGACGCCGAGACCCTGTACTACTCGAGGACCGGCCGCATCGAAGAGTTTCGGGCGACGGGCTTCATTCGTCTCGGCGGACAGAACGCCGGGGGAATTACCGGAATTTTCCCGCATTACGCGTGTCTCGTCGTGTTCCGCGAAAATTCTATCGACGTCATTACCGGCAGCGCGTCGAGCGGCTTTCAAGCGTCGACCATCGCGACCGGCGTGACATGCCGAGCGCCGCACAGTGTCGCCGCCGTGCCCGGTCTCGGGCTCGTGTTCCTTGCGTTGGACGGCGTGTACGCCATTGTCGGCGGCCTGCAGGGCGGCAGCACCTTCGACGTAGTCAAGCTGACCACGTCGCAGCGCGAGCTGATTGACCGGTTGACGCCGGACTTGCACCCGAAGGCGGTCGGCGCGTTCTCGGCGAAGACGCGCGAGTACCACGTGTACGCAGCGGGCGACGGTCAGGACCGGCCGTCTCTCGGCTTGGTTCTACACGTCGACCTTCTCGAGACCAGCCTATCGCCGTGGTCTACGCGGGTCGGGTTTCCTGTCGGCGCGATTGCCCCGATGTATGACGGCACGCTCGCGTTCGGGCATCACACGGGTATCGAGGCCGGTGCGAACAGTCCGGCCGGCGTGTTCCTGATTACGGCTCGACGTGCGCTCGGCGGTACCGTTGCCGAGAACACGTTCACCTTTGCGAACCCGCCGACCAGCACCTACCGTTCCACGTGGAACGACTTTGGTGACGCGGCCGCACAGAAGCAAGTGCTTTACGTGACGCTATGGTGTTTGACAACCGGGCGGCCGACCGTCACCGTGAAGCACCTCAAGGACTTCAGCCTAACGGCAGTCGAAGAGCGTTCGTACGAAGCGCAACCGCCCGACGCGGCCGACCTACCGGTGTACGACTTTGCGCAGCTCGGCACGGCGACGGCCTACCGCAAAGAACGGCTTGTGCCGCTTCGGGTCTCGGTCGCACAACAGTCGTGCTCGTGGTTCGCCTTCGAGGTATCGACGTCCGACGACCTGGTCATTGTCGGGCACGAAATCGAGTACAAGTTCGGCAAGGCGCGAACCATTAGCGGCAAGAGGGCGTAATGAAGCACTGGACACAGCGCGAGACGTTGGCGGGCGGCACGGTGTCGCCCGACAGTGTGCAAGACGAGATGACGAGCGCGCAGTCGAGCATGACGGCGCTTGACCGTTCGCAACTGCCGGCCGCATGCGTCGACGCGACACGTCTCAAGGACTACGCAACGCACCGCGTCTACAGCGAAATCCCCTGGAACACGACGGGCGAACAGGCTGCAGTCGTCGACACGACAACGCCCTTGAACAACTTTGCGGCGTTCACATACCAGAAGTACAGCTCGGGTTGGGTCACAGTCGCGACAACGACGTTGACGGCCTTCAAGGGCGGCCACCTTCTCGCCGAATGGTCTGGAAACGCGTACGTCTACCCGGCGTCGACCCAGGTACTACTCGCGAATGTCGAGAGCGTGCCGCGATACGTGCGGCTTCGAATCCTTGTCGCCGGCCGTGTCCTGGTCGAATGTCTCGGCCCGGCGTCGCACGAAGCCTTTCGCGTCTTCGGCGCCGGCATCTTCGAACAGGGCGACCTGTCGGTCGAAGCTCAGGTGCGGCTGACCGACACGACGTACGACGACATCGTACAGGATACGACGCCCGAACCGGTATGTCAGGCGCACGTCTACAGTATGCGCTTCCTTGCAATCGGTCGTTGGAGGTAGCGTGTCGAGAATCAACCGAGCTCGAATCGTCGACGGCGACCAGACCACGGCCGCGTCGTTGAATGACCGCTTCGACGACTTCACGCAAGCGAACGAAGTCGACCAGTTCAATCTTCGCGACAGTGCGGTCGACCTTCCGCAGTTCAAGAAGTCGCCGAAGTTCCAAGCGCCGTTTGTGCAAACCGACGTACTCGGCAAGAGCGACATGTTGCACGCGGCACCGGTCTCGGTCGGCGCGACCGGTTCGACGCCGTACTCGAGCCCGCATGTCATCCAAGACGGCGCTGCTAACCCGACGATTGCAAGCTACGGCGCGAGCGGCTTGACCTTGAGCGCCGGCGAAGTGCTGCGCATCTACTGGTCGCTGTCGGTCCGGGCCGACCTGACAAATAGTCCATGGGATGACGGCTTCCAGTTCAACGCAATCGCCGGCACCGGGGGAGGCGGCAATACTGACGTGTCAACCAGCGCGGGCTGTTTCGTTGCGTGGCTTCAATGGGACGTCACAAGCAACGGTTTGACCAACTGGACAGAAGTACCAGGTCAATCGGATTTCAAGACGACCCTCGGTTCGTTCCATGGTAGTTCGCTGCAGCTATGCCAAGCGACGACAGTGATTCCGCTTTGGTCGTATTGGTTGCGCAACTTGAACAACGGCGACTCATCGGCGGGCACGTCTGTAGAGACGAAGGCCGCCGGTTGGCGCGGCATTTCGGGCGCGTGGCATTACGAAGCTCTTGGAACACCGACAATCTTCGGGCTTCGAGTCGTGCTTCTCGGCGTCATGCACCCGAGGCGCATTTCGGCGGGTGCCGCGAATACGCTCGTTCTCGATGTCGGGCCGGCGGCCGACGTAGACTTAGAATACACCGGCGGTCGGCTGGTTACCTTCGTCAACCGGATGAAATGATGGCATACGCGAAGCCGAACACGTTCTCGGATGGCACGACGCTCGTCGCGGCAAGCGTACAGGGCAACGTCGACGCGCTGCGCATCTACCTGCACAATGGAATCGTACAGGCCGACCTTCTGAATTCGAAGTGGATCGATACCCGCCATATCCAGCCGCCCCGGTACGACGCCGTGCAAGGCGTACAACACGGCGTCACGGGCTACCAGGGCGGACAATGGAAGGGGAACCTGGTCAACATGTCGTTTGTGACCAGCTTCACGTCGGGCGTCGGCCGCGACTCGCATACAGGCGACTGGCGTCGCGTGCCAAACACGTCTTTCGACGTTGACATTCGACGCAACGCGAAGATTCTGCTTCACTGGTCGCTCGAGGTTGAAGGTGGACCCGATGACGTGCCCGCCGTCACGGGCCGCACGCCGGCAATCGGCGACCGGTACGCGTACTTCGCGCCGTACATCGGCACGGTCGGCGGTGCTGGCCGAAGCATCTACGATGCGCAAGAAGTGAAGAACAACGGCGACGGGTTCAACGGGACGACCCCCTTCGGACCAGACCGACCGTATACTACGCTCAACGGCTACGGCCGACGCACCGGTGTACTCGCCGCCGAGCGAAACGCCGGCACGCGTACGACTATCGGTCTGTGTTCGTGGTCCGAGATTGACCGCTCGGCCGTCGTCAACTGGTCCATCGGTCTCGAAATCTGGTATTTGTAGGAGGTTCGCATGCCCATTGGGATACTCGGAGCGGCCGCCATTCTCGGCGGCGTGAAGGCCGCGTCAGGCATTACAACCGGCGTCATCGGCGCCCGTGCCGCGAAAAAAGAGCAAGAGCGCATCGATGACGAGCTTAAGCGCTTGCGCAAGAATCGCGGGCTGTCGGCTCGCGAAAAGTCTGCGATGGAAGCCGACCAGGCGGCACGTCGGGCCAGCATCGAACGAACAATGCAGGCGCAAGGCGACGAACAGCTTGCCGCGCAGATTGCGACAGGCGGCACGGTGTCGGGTCGCGACGTGTTCCTTCGCGAGCAAGCCGCGCAGAGCGCGCGAACGCAAAGCGACATCGCTGGCGGTCAAGAAATGCGGCTTGCCGAATCGCAAGCGCTCGCCGAGACGGCCGCAAAAGAACAGGCACTACTCGGCGCGAAGTCGGCCGCCGAACAACGCCGCATCGCGAACATTCAGTCGGCCGTACGGGGTGGCTTCGGCGGCGTCGAGACTGTAGCGGCCGCCAACGTGCAACAGATTCAGACCGACCAGGCTCGCGAGTTCGAGTTGCAAAAGGCAATCGCCGAAGCGCGCGCCCGACGCGACGACGAGCTCGGCGCTCAATCCACCGATTACGGTCCGAGGGTCCCCTAATGCCCAAATCCGACGAATACCTTCGGCAGTACAGCGCCGAGCTTCGCGCCGCCCGGCAGTACGAAGCCATTGTGCGCGACATCCAAGACGAGCGGCAGCAGGTACTCGCGCTTCAGCAGCTTATCCAGAGCGAGCGCAATACCCTTGCACAGCTCGACCAGGCCTTCGAGGCACAGAAGACCGAACAGGGATTTGCCGGCGAAATCCTGCGGGCGACGTTGTCGAGCGAGCAAATGGCCGCACAGCTCGCAGCCGGCACCCGGGCCGCGCAAGGTGCGGCGACGCGCGTACCTCGATCGATTGTCGGCGCCGTTGAAGAGGCGAAGCGAGCGAGCAACGCAGGCGAGCTAACCGCAGCCGGCGCGAACAAAGCCGGTATGCTCGCGGTCTCGGCGCTCGGCAGTGCCGACCGCCCGATGACGCAACAGGCCGCCGACGCGACGCTTGCGTATCTCGAAGCGCTGCCGAACATGCCGAAGCAGACGCTACGGCTTGCGCAACGGGCGGCCGGGCAGGTAGCCGACCGACCGACACGCGGACCAGGCGCGGCACCGTTAACACCCGAACAGGCCGCACAGGAAGCCGGCCGCGAACGGGCGCTCGAGGCCGTGTTCATGTCTTCGCAACAGGGGTTCGCCGGCGGCTTTGACGGCGAAGCCATCGCACGCCGTCGTCGCAGTACGGTCGCACCGGGCGACACGTCTTTCGCGACTGCCGAAGATGCACTCGACAACTATCTCGCCATGCTCGACGACGGGTTCGCCGACCCGGCAGAGCTTGCGGCCTTGACCGGTGCCGATGCGGACCAGGCCGAACGCGACTTCCGATTCGCGAAGGGCGTCTATTCGGAAGCAAAGGCGCAAGGTGCGTACAAGAATGCGCAGCGTAAATTCTTCGAACAGTCGTACCTGTCGCAGCAACGTCGCGTCACGCAGCTCGAGCGCGACCTTGAAGCCGCGACGCCCGACGTACGCCGCACCGTCACCGAAGAAGCGCGTCGCCGTGTGCTCCAAGAACGCGGACTCGACCCCGATGACAAGTACCTGCAGTATCGCGGCACGCCGAAGTACCAGTACCTACAGACCGCCGACCGAATTTTCGAGTCGGTCGAAGACGTCAAGGCCGCGACAAAGGAACAGAAGCAGGTCGCGCAGTTGCTCCAAATGTACGAGCAAGAGGGCGTCAATTGGAAGCTCGACGACCTGGTTGCACAGCTCGGCAAGACGCTCGACGGCGAAGCGCTCGCCGAAGCGGTCGGGTTTGGTCTCGCGCTCGACCGACAGGTCAGAGAAGGGCTCAAGCCGCCCGACCAGGCGAAGCTCCAAACCGAAGAGGCCGAGCGGGTGCGAGTGCAAGAGGCACAAGAAGACGAGCTCGAACGTCTTGCGAAGCAGGAAATCGAAGAGGCGAAGCAAGCGCGAGACGCCGAAGCGGCACGTATCGAAAACGTGCGCCGCATCTACATGCAAAGTCGAGCTGCGGGCATGTCTGAAGTCGAAGCGCGACTTGCGGCCGACCCCGGATACGTGCCGTCGGCAGACGTTGCGGCCGAGCTCGGCCGCGCAGTCGAAGACGAACCGCTACAACTTCGAGGCGAGCTTGACGACTTCGAAGAGGTTGAAGAGGTCGAAGAGATTTCGTTCTCTGGAGGCGGCGTCATCCCGGTCGAAGAGGCCGAAGAGGAAACCGAGGAAGAACGCACTGCGCGTATGCTCGCCCAGTACAGCGGGGATGCCGAGTAGATGCCGACCTTCGAAGAGTACATGCGCGCCGCCGGCCGGGCCGATGCCGCCGGGGATACCGAAGCCGCTCGGCAGCTTGTACGCGCCGCCGTGCAGGAGCGCGAGAGGGCAGCACAGACGCCCGCTGTAGCGCCCGTGACGGTCGCGCCGACCATTGACCCGGTCGTCGAACCCGAACCCGTACAAGCCGAGCTACCGACCTTCGAGGTAGGTGAAGCGCAAGTCGTCGAAACCGAGGCCGACCTACCCGATGCGTTTCTACCGAGGCAAGAGCCCGGTCGATTGCCGGCGACCTTCGAACAGCCCGAGATAACGGCCGAGCGGATTGCCGACCTGGTCGACGAGCGACTGCAGAAGCGGCTCGAGGAGCGCGAAGACTCTATCGGCGACGTTGACAAGTTCCTCGAGGACGAACGGCAGCGCATCGAAGGCGATGTCGAACGGCAACGCGAACGAATGGTAATCGCAGGCCGCGAAGACGAACCTGTCGAACCGACGGCGTTCTTCCCGCCGACCCGACCGACGCGAGTGCGACGGGTACGCGAACGACTCGGCGCCGATGACAGCTTCGCAGGCTTCCTGTCGGATGACGCCGAGACTTTGTACCGAGACCCCGACACGGGTGCGCTACGTGCGCCGACCGCGTTTGAAGAGCTGTTCGAGACCTTCGCCGCTCAACCGGTCATGACGGAGGCCGAAGCGCGTGCGGCCGACGACAAGGTGCGCAAGGCACGCGAAGACGTCCAACGTCGAATCGCAGCCGGCGAAGAGGTCAGCTTCGACGAAGCTCAGGTACTCGACCCAGCGATGTCGACGCCGCGCACGGTACTCGGCGCGCTTGACGACGCCATGAAGACAGAGGGCGAGACCGGCGGCGTGTACGAGTCCGGACTCGGCGCGACGTTGCGGTCGGTGCCGGCCTTCCTGTCGGCTATCGGTCGCGACGCGTACTTCAACGGGCTCGGATACGAGGTAGACGAAGACGGCCGGCCTATCGACCCGACCGACACGGGCTACAAGATAGCACAAATGCGCGAAGCGCTCGGCATTCCGGCCGTCATGACGCGAGTCCCTATGCTCGGCGGTACCGTGCAGACGCCCGTACCCCTGCCGATGCCGGGCGTCGCCATCTACCAGCGCCGACAGGCCGAGACAGTCGGTACTGACCCCGACGCTCGACGTCAGCGACCAGACGTCGACGTGCCCTCTATCCTTGACGACCCTTCGGGATGGTTCGAAGGCGAGTCGCGGCGTATCGCTCGGACGATTTCGAACGATAGAGGCATGGGCGACGACTTTGTCGACGCGCCCGAAGTGCGTGCGGCGTATGCCGACCTGTACGGCGACCCCGATGCGGCGTTCTGGGGCGGTTCGGTCTTCGACGTTCTTATACCGGCCGGTCCGGGCACGGCGTTTCGGAAGGGCAAGGCGGCCTTCGAGTACTTCAGCAAGGCGGCCGGCGAGACATCAACCGCACAACGAGCTGCAGACGCCCTCATCACGACGGCAGAGGTGAACAACCAGACACGGGCGCAACGGTCGTTCTCGAATGCGGCCGCCGATGTCGCGGCTATCGTCGTGCCCGGTCGCGCGTCCGAAGGTCGG